GTCCAAAGATGAACGCGCAAGACGAACACGATTACAAGATGAGCAAGCGCAGGTCGCTGGAGGGGAGCAAGCAGAAGCTGGAGGCTTTACTCAAAGAGAAAAACGGCTCTTTGCAGGCGCAGTCGCAACCAGAATTGCAAGATCCAATCGAAGCGGCGATCAGAAACAATCCTGGTCTTACACGGCAAAAAGCAGTGGAGATGGCGGAAAAGTTCGGGTTCTAAAAAGCCAACTTGTCACCTACTCTCAAGAATGGAAAGCAGGCGCAGGCCTGGCCCGTGTGTACCGCAACAACGGTATCAAGGTGCCCAAGTTCTACGAGTTGGAGCAAGGCAACGCACAGAATGCACAACGATTCTCTGAATCCATCACAGCCAGCAAGCAAGCCAGTGGAGACATGGGCGCGGCTGTCTTCGTCTATTCAGTCGAGGACTACCAAGGCATGCGCCTGTTTTTGGCTGAAGATGGCCTGTCCGGTGTGGCAGTCAAACCTGATGGCGACATCGTTTCGGTGTTCTCTCAGGCTGGCGCTGGCCGCTCTGTCATGGAGTTGGCTGTGGCCGCAGGTGGTACAAAACTTGACGCATTTGAGACGATCCTGCCTGAGTTTTATGCCGCGCATGGATTTGTTGCGGCTTCGCGTTTACCCTGGGATGACACCCAGTCGCCCGAAGGCTGGAACAAGGAAGCATTTAAAGACTTTAACAACGGCGAGCCAAATGTTGTCTTCATGGCTTTGGACCAGTCCTATTACGGCTGGCACAAGATCAGCGACGGCAAGAAGTCCAAGACCTATGACGATGCTGTTGCAGATCAAAACCGCGCTGTAAAGCGCAACAAAAAAAGGAGAGAAGATAATGGAAAACCCGCAGTCTTTGCCCAATCAGGAACCGGAGCAGGCGGCTTACAACGCCTACGAACAAGCGATCTCGATGTTACCAAACGATATGGCACAGCCAGGGATGGAGCAACTTCAGTCCTTGGTATCCACTATTCAAAACAGCCTCGAAGCAGTCTTACCGGATTCGCCTACGACACAGGCTTAAAAGGCGCTGAAGCTGGCCGCTTGGCTGGCGGAGATCCTCGCTTGGCCAACCGTGTTCACTTCTATGTCGACACCGGCAATGGCATTCGCCCAGAGGCTGGCGTTGGCGGTAATGTCCATGCCATTTATTTGGACAACCTTTACGACGCGTCGGCTGACCCGCTTGGCATCCGTGCTCAAGCATCAACCGGTGGCCGTGATGATGCAGGTAAATGGTTCAACGATGTAGAGGCCGCAATTATTGATGCCGGGTTTGATGGCGTCTACATTCCAGGCGCTGGCGGCGACCAGGGCGTGGCTGTGCTTTTGGGTCCAACCCACACCAAAGTACCGGTCGAACAGCATGGCATGCACGCAATGCCATCACAGGGCGCCTATACGACGCCTGCAAGCACCAAACGCAAGTACGCCATGCTCACCCCTGAGATTCGTAAATTCGAAGCTCAGGAGGCCCAGATTAAGGCGGCGGCACCATCGGCTGACCTGCGCTCTGGCACGCTGACATTTGACGATGCTGATGCAGAGGCATTGGCCAAGTTTTTCCCATCAGCGGCCCAGGCTCAAATATTTCGTCAGCCGGAGCGCGGCGGGTTCGATCCGAAACGATTGACCACAATACTCAACGAGAAGGCGGATATGTCCACCTTCCTGCACGAGACTGCCCACTTCTTTCTGACCGTTTACGCTGACATGGCCGCACGGCCAGACGCAACCGCGCAAAACAAAGAAGACATGCAGACCATTCTTGATTGGTTTGGCATCAAAGACCTGGCCACCTGGAATGGGCTGACGCTTGAAGAGCAACGCAAATACCACGAGTCATGGGCCTACAACTACGAGATCTACTTGTTTGAAGGCAAGTCACCAAGCCTGCAAATGCAATCGATGTTTGAGCGATTCAGCGCCTGGTTGCGCCGTGTCTACAAATCGATCCGCGACGAACTCAATCAGATCTACCGCCAAGAAAACGGCGAAGACCTGCCAATCCTGACCGGCGAAGTTCGCCAGGTTATGGACCGGATGCTGGCCAGCGAAGAGCAGATCAAGCAGTCCGAGGCAGTCAACAGCATGGTGCCGATGTACCAGACCCAGCAAGAGTCCGGCATGCCAGACGAAGAGTGGGCGGCATACCAGGCAATGATGGCCGAGGCCACAGAGGCATCGATCACCGAGTTGACACAGGCAAGCCTGCGCCAGTTGAAGTGGCTGGGCAATGCCCGCTCTCGCGTGCTCAAAGAGATGCAAGCCAAGACTGCCGACACCCGCAAGGGCGTGCGCGAAGAGGTGGCCGCAGAAGTCCAAGAGGACCGCGTCTACCTGGCCATGGAGTTTTTAAAGCGCGGCATCACCAAAGATGAAAACGGCCAAGACATCCAAGCGCTGACTGGCTACAAACTTAAGATCGCTGATGTCAAAGCACTTTACCCAGAAAGCAAAGAGTCACTGACGCCTGCGCCTGACTTGACCAAGTTGGGCTATGGCAAGTACGGCATGCTAGCTGAAGATGGATTGCCGCCTGACCTGGTGGCATCGATGTTTGGCTTTGACTCTGGCGACCAGTTGGTTCGCTCATTGCTCGAGGCACGCCCGATCAAAGAAGAGATTGACGCACGCACCGATGAGCGCATGCTTGCTGAATTTTCTGACCTGATGGACCCTGCCAGCATTGAGTTGGAAATTCAGAAAGCATTGCACAACGAGGCACGCGCCCGCTTTGTGGCTGTCGAGTTACGCTACCTGGCCAAGGCAACACAGCCTGCACGCTTGATGATTCAAGCCGCAAAGACTGCGGCAAAGTCGATCATCGGCAACAAGGTGATCAGCGAGATTCGTCCGCGTGACTACACGCTGGCAGAAGCACGCGCCGCAAAAGAAAGCACAAAGGCATCAAAGGCTGGCAAGACTACTGAAGCCGCAAAGGCCAAACAGAATCAATTGCTAAACAATCAGTTGTCGCTCGAGGCAGTCAACGCACGCAAAGAAATCGACAAGGCCATTGATGGCTTTGCCAAGATTTTTAAAGCCGATGCAAAGATGGCCAAGAACCGCAACATTGACCTGGTCAACGCCGCACGCTACATCCTTGGCCACTATGGCCTTGGCCCGCGTGATGTCGACCCGGCAAAGTTTGTCGAGCAACTCAAGTCATACAACCCAGACCTGTACGCAGACATCGAGCCGATCTTGCTCGAGTCAACTGGTGGCCCACGCAATTACAAAAAACTCACGCTCAACGAGTTCCGTCAAATGAAGGAAATCGTTGACGCGTTGTGGTACCAGTCCAAGCGCGAGAACGAGGTGATGATTGAAGGCAAGGCTGTTGCTCTTGACTCGATCATTGCTGAACTCAATGCGCGACTTGATGAGATCGGTGTGCCTGAAGAGGTGGCCGGTGAGCGCATGGCGCCTGGTCCAAAAGAAAAAGCCATCCGTGCTTTGTACAACGCCAAGGCATTGACCCGTAAGGTCGAGCACTGGGCTGATGCAACCGATGGCCCTGGTGGCCCTGGTCCATTCACCAATTACATCTGGCGCCCATTGCGTGCCGCTCTTGACCAGTACCGCGTCGATCGCAACCGCTATGTCAAAGACTATGTGGACATGATCGGCAAGCTGGATCTGCCAGTGCAAAAGATTACCGCTCCTGAACTGGACTACACATTCGGCAATGAAAACGGTGGCATTGGCAAAGCAGAGGTGCTCGGCGCATTGATGCACATCGGTAACGACAGCAACATGAAGAAGTTGATTGTTGGCCGTGGCTGGGGGCAACTTAATGAGGACGGCTCTGTCGACACATCGCGCTGGAATAGTTTTATGAACCGCATGATTGACGAAGGCGTGCTTACCAAAGCAGACTTTGATTTTGTGCAATCAGTATGGGATCTCAATGAAGAACTCAAGCCTATGGCGCAAGAGGCGCATCGCGAAATCTTCGGCTACTATTTCAAAGAAGTTGAGGCTCGCCCAGTGGTTACGCCGTTTGGCACATACCGTGGCGGATATGTTCCGGCAAAGACTGACCCGTTCATAGTTCGTGACGCACAGCGTCAGATGAAGATGGAAGAACTTGAGTCCGACTTCCGCAACTCGATGCCAAGCACTGGCGCTGGCTTTACAAAGGGCCGCGTCGAATACAACAAGCCACTATCTTTGGACATCCGCGTGATGGCCAAGCACATTGATGATGTGATCCGCTTTGCACGCGTACAGCCTACGATCCGCGACACGCTCAAGATTATTCGCAAGCGCGACTTTGCAGACACTATCACCAGAATTGACCCGACTGTTATCGAAGACATGATCCTGCCATGGCTCAATCGATCTGCCCGTCAGATCACGAGCGAGGTCGGCATGAACCGAAGCGTCGACAACTTCTGGCGTGCTGTTCGCGCTCGCACTGGTATCGGCATCATGTTTGCCAACATTACCAACGCATTGCAACAGGTGACTGGCTTCTTCCCTGCATTGCTCAAGGTTGAAGGCAAGTACATGAAGACGGCCCTGGTCGACTACATGAAGAGTCCTACAGCGCAGGCTGAGTTTGTTGCTGAGTTGTCGCCATTTATGGCTGACCGCATGAGCAATCAAATGATCGAAGTGCAGGACATGATGAATGACCTGCTGATCAACCCAACGAAGTTTGACAAGATCCAGAAGTGGTCCAACAAGCATGGCTACTTTTTGCAACAGGCATTCCAAAACTTTGTCGACATCGTGACCTGGGTTGGCGCATACAACCAAACCGTCACAGATCTGGGTGCGGATGTTGATGAGAAGTCAGCAAGCAACGAAGCAATCAAGCGAGCAGACGCCGCAGTGCGCATGACGCAATCCAGCTTGTTGCCTGAAGACTTGTCTGCCTTTGAAGTCGGATCGCCGTTCTACAAGACGCTGATCCAGTTCTATGGCTACTTCAACATGATGGCCAACCTAAACGCCAACGAGTACATCAAGATTTTCCGTGACCTTGGATGGCGTGGCCAAAAGGGCAAACTGTTCATGACCTACCTGCTGGGCTTTGGCTTGCCAATGCTGGCCGCTGACGCCATCGTTCGCAGTCTGGGTGGCGGATGGGACGACGATGATGACGACGGCTACCTCGATGTCTTCATGAGTTGGTTCCTTGGGTCACAATTGCGTGGTGCTGTGGCCATGGTGCCGTTTGGTTCTGCGGCTATCGTGCCATTTAATGCCTTCAACAATAAGCCTTACGATGACCGCATGACCACCAGCCCGTCTGTATCGACGCTGGAAGGTGCGACTGTCGGTGTAGTGAAAGCCGGTATCAACATTGCAGATCCTGACAAAGATGTGACGGGCAAAAATGTCCGCGACATCTTGACCCTGGTCAGCCTTGTGACCGGCATACCCGTTACCGTGCTCGGCAGACCGATTGGTTATGCCATCGAAGTCGAGCGCGGGAAGATTGAACCAACCTCAACTGCCGACTACATTCGCGGCCTTGCCACTGGCAAAGCAAGTGAATCGTCGAGACAGTAAGGTACCCGTATCCACAACCGAAATGCTTAGTCTCTTCACAATTGTCCAGGAGTTCCGTCCATGACCATCAGTTCAAATAGCCGGAAAGCCGGTCCGTTCATTGGTAACGGAACAGCCGCCACTTTCCCCTTTACATTCAAGGTCTTCCAGGCTTCTGACTTGGAAGTCGTGCGACTTACCGTTGCCACCAATGTGGAGACGGTGCTTGTGCTCGGCACCAACTTCACGGCGTCTGTCAACGAAGACCAGAACTCAAGCCCTGGCGGCACGATCACGCTGACTGCTGGCGCTCTGGCGGCTGGTTTCAACCTGGTCATTACCTCGGACATTGAAAACCTTCAGCCGACCGATCTGACCAACCAGGGTGGCTTTTACCCTGAAGTGATCACTGACGCGCTGGACCGCGCAACGATTCAGATCCAACAGCTTCAAACTTCTGTAGACCGTGCGGCTTTGTTGCCCATCACAAGCGCCGCTGATGCTGAATCGCTGGTAGCAGACATTGTTCGACTGGCTGATAGTGCTGACAACCTAGATACCGACGCAGTAAACATTGCGTCAATTAACTCTGTTGCCGGTAGCATCGCAAATGTCAACACCGTTGCAGGCAACATCAGTAATGTAAACACCGTGGCCGGTGTGTCTGCAAATGTAACCACTGTGGCCACTGACATTGCGGCGGTCAACACTGTTGCGGCTGATCTTAACGAACCAGTGTCCGAGATTGAAACTGTTGCAACCAACATCACGAATGTAAACACCGTCGGTACGAACATCGCCAGCGTCAACACTGTGGCCGGTATCCAGGCCAATGTGACGACCGTGGCTGGCATCTCTGCCAATGTGACAACCGTGGCCACCAACAGCGCCGCCGTGACTACTGTGGCAACTGACATCTCCGCCGTGACTACTGTGGCCAACGACCTCAATGAGCCTGTCTCTGAGATCGAGACAGTGGCCGGTAGCATTGCCAATGTCAACACAGTTGGCACAAACATCGCCAGCGTAAACACTGCCGCAGGAAACAACGCAAACATTACGACTGTGGCGACCAACATTGCCGATGTGGGCACTGTTGCAACCAATATTGCAAATGTAAACTCGGTTGCTGGTAACTCAACAAACATCAATGCTGTGGCTGGTAACAGCACCAACATCAATGCTGTTGCAACGAACTCAACAAACATCAATACTGCCGCGACCAACATCGCCGCGATCACGACTGTTGCCAATGACTTGAACGAGCCTACCAGTGAAATTGACACGGTTGCAAACAACATTGCAAATGTCAACACGGTAGGAACCAACATTGCTGATGTGTCGACCGTTGCAGGTGTTGCAGGCAATGTGAACACTGTCGCAGGCATTGCGGCCAATGTGACCACGGTTGCAGGTATCAGCGCAAATGTCACGACTGTTGCAGGCATCTCGACCTCTGTGTCTGATGTTGCCGCGATTGATACCGATGTGTCGACTGTTGCCGCAATTGACAGCGATGTCACTGCGGTGGCCACTGTGGCTTCAGACATCCCAACTGTTGCCGCCAATGTGTCCAGCATCAACGATTATGCAGACACTTACCAGGGCGCAAAAGCAAGCCCTCCTACGCTTCGTAATGATGGCAGTGCGCTACAGGTTGGCGACCTATATTTCAACAGCACCAGTAATGCCATGTTTGTGCGTGCTAGCACCGGTTGGGTTCCTGCTGGCTCGAGCGTCAACGGCACAAGCCAGCGCTATCGATACATTGCAACTGCTGGCCAAACGACTTTTACTGGCGCAGACAGCAATGGCAACACGCTTACATACGACGCAGGCTTTGCTGACATTTATTTAAACGGCGTTCGTCTTGACAGCACAGACTTCACCGCATCAAGTGGGACAAGCATTGTGCTGGCCTCTGGTGCCGCATTAAACGACGAACTTAATATTGTCGCGTTTGGCACATTTAATGTTGCCGCGTTTAACGGCTCTGGCCTGGTTGATGGCACGACCAACATCAGCAAACTGAATGCGACAGGCACGCGTAACGGCACAACATTCCTGGCTGGTGACAACACTTTTAAGACTGTGGCTGTCACGCCTACTGCCGTTTCAGATCAAGACAATACAAGCACTGGCTACTTCGATTTGCCTTCAGGCACTACTGCTGAAAGACCAGGCTCTCCGGTAGCCGGGATGATGCGTTACAACACTACGCTTAATCAAAATGAAATTTATCAATCAGGAGCGTGGCAACAATTTACATTTTCATATACAAGTGAATATTTAGTTGTTGCGGGCGGCGGTGGTGCTGGAGAAGCCGCATCAGGTGGAGGTGGCGCTGGAGGTTTGCTTAACGGTACAGTTTCTGCTGTTGTTGGGTCTTCTTACACCATTACTGTCGGCGCTGGCGGTGCTGGCGCAAATGGAACAGGACCTGTGCCATCTGGCAATGGTACAAATTCCGTATTTAGTTTAGCGACTGCAATTGGTGGTGGCGGTGGTGGATCAAATGGATTTGATCCTGGAGGACATTCCGGTGGAAGTGGTGGTGGAGGAAACTCACTTAATTCTGGTCCTGGCGGCGCTGGCGGTTCTGCTACATCTGGCCAAGGTTTTGCTGGTGGTAGTGGTTACGGTGCAAGTGGAGGATTTCCAAATATTTCTGGTGGTGGCGGTGGCGGTGCTGGCGCTGTTGGTGGCAATGCTTCAACAGGAACACCAGGAAATGGTGGCGCTGGAACAAATGCATATTCAACTTGGGCAACTGCAACTTCAACCGGAGCAAGCGGTTATTACGCTGGCGGTGGTGGTGGTGGATCTTGTAGCTCTAATCCAGTTAGTACCGGTGGCGCTGGTGGAGGTGGTGCTGGAAATAATAGTGCCGGACTTGGTGTTGCTGGTTCAGCAAATACCGGCGGCGGTGGTGGTAGTTCGTTGGCATCAGGCCCACAAAGATCTGGCGGTTCTGGAATTGTAATTATTCGCTACGCTGGCGCACAGCGAGGTACAGGCGGTACTGTTGTCACAACTGGCGGCTACACCTACCACACCTTCACTTCGTCCGGCACATTCACGGCATAAGGAATCGATATGAGCAAAGCACGAAATTTATCGCAGGTGATTGTCGACGCGGGTGGTGACATCAATGCGTCATCGCTCGACAATGTGACGCCTGCATCAATCAGCGACAAAACCAATGCAAGCACTGGTGCGTTTGATTTTCCAAGCGGCACTACTGGCGAACGACCTGGATCACCAAGCGAAGGTTACACGCGTTACAACACAACTCTTGCCGCACTTGAAATGTGGGAAGGTTCACAATGGGTAACTGTTAAATCCGTATTTACTGCAACTGGCGGAACAACTTATGAAGCTGGTGGTTATCGTTATCACAAATTCACAAGTAGCGGAACTTTCCAAGTTACAAAAGGTTCTGCATCAATTGAGTATTTAATTATTGCTGGTGGTGGTGCCGCTGGTTCATACGCTGGTGGCGGTGGTGCTGGTGGTGTATTAAGCGGATCTACAACTGTATCGATTGCTTCTTATTCAGTTGTGATTGGAGCAGGCGGAACAAACATCCAAAGCTCAAGCAGTTATGCTGGTGGTGCTGGAACAAACTCTACTGGATTTTCTGCAACTGCAATCGGTGGTGGTGGCGGTGGCTCTGATGGTAATTTGCCAACATCAGGCGGGTCTGGCGGAGGTGGTTCTTATATGCTTTCTGGAGCCGCTGGCACAGCAGGACAGGGTTATGCTGGTGGAGCTGGTATTGCCACTAGTCCATATGGATCAGGCGGTGGCGGTGGTGCTGGTGGTGCTGGTGGAAACGCATACAACTCTGGTCAATATGGCGGACTTGGTGGTGTTGGGACTGCCGCGTTTGTAGATTGGGCTACAGCAACTTCTTCTGGTGTTGGTGGTTATTTTGCAGGCGGTGGCGGCGCTGGTGTTTCGTACGGCGGAACATACGGAACAGGCGGAGTTGCTGGTGCTGGTGGGGTTGGTGGTGGCGGTAATGGCGGTGTAGGCGGAACAGGGCGCAGTGCTGGCACAGTAAACACTGGCGGTGGTGGCGGCGGTGGCGGCTACAACAGCGTTGGACTTTACTACCCTGAAAATGGCGGATCTGGAATTGTCATTGTTCGTTACAGAATTTAATTGGAGAAAAAAATGGCACATTTTGCAAAAGTAAACAACGGCATCGTCGAGCAAGTTATCGTCGCCGAGCCAGAATTCTTTGACACCTTTGTGGACTCTAGTCCTGGTCAATGGATTCAGACCTCATACAACACGCACGGCGGCGTTCACGCAAACGGTGGCACGCCACTGCGCAAGAACTACGCTGGCATTGGCTACAGCTACGACGCAACGCGTGATGCATTTATCCCGCCAAAGCCGTACGCAAGCTGGCTATTGAACGACGACACATGCTTGTGGTCCGCACCGGTTGCAATGCCAACTGATGGCGGTCGCTACACATGGAATGAATCAACTCAGGCATGGGACACAATCCCTGACGAACAGCCATAAAAAAAGGATGAAGCAATGGACCAGACGCTGTTCAACTGGGTGGTTGGTGTTTGCGGTTTTTTAGGAGGATGGGTGCTCAAGGTGATCTGGGACGCAATCAAAGAACTGAAGACCGACATTCGTCAAATCGAGCGTGACTTGCCCGAGGTCTATGTACGCAAGGATGATTTCAAAGAAGCCGTCCGCGACATAAAGCAAGACATGAAAGAAGGCTTTAGCAAGATCGACAACACGCTTGGTTTGATCTTTAAAAAACTTGAGCACAAAGAAGACAAGGACTAAAAATGTGCCTGATTCATTTGGAATAAACGATGGAGTAAAAACGCTGACCAGTAGCTTAGATGCTAGTAGAGAAAGCGGAAAAGCATTAGGTAAACAAGTTGAAGCAATTCAACAAGATGCTGTCGATGTAGCGCAACAAAAAGCAAATGAAAGATTAAGGGCTAGAAGAGAAGCAGAGTTCAAAAAAGAACGAGCGTTGATTAAAGCGCTTGAGCAATGGAAACACAAGAAACAAATTTCAGATGAAGAGGCAAAGTTAAAAATTGATTTTGTTAAGAAGTACGGTGCAAAAGAGTGGGAAGCATTACTAAAAATAAAACTTGACATTGAAAACATGGAAAGAAAAAACAATGAAGACTTTCAACATGATCTTAAAGAAGTTAGGCGAGTACAGTTTATGTGCTTTGCGTTGGCTTCAATCATTGCCTGGTACCTTACTTGGGGTATTAAATAATTGGAAAAGCAAAAGCTAAAAATGTATGGACCCAATCACAGCGTTCGCAACAGCACAGGCCGCTGTGGCTGGAGTCAAAGCCGCCGTCAGTTTATACAAGGATGCCAAGGCTGTAGGTAAAGACATTGGGTCCATAGCCAATGAAATTACTCATGGACTTGGCAGGTTTTTTGAAGCGCAAGAAGCGGTCTGCAAAGCAGGCCAGGACATTGAAGGCAAGGTAATAAAAACGAAGTCTGTCGACATGCAAGCATTTGAGAATGTGATGCGCGTCAGACAACTTCAGGAGTATGAGCGGGAACTGAAGGAACTCTTAATTTATCACACGCCGATGGCTGGAGTGTGGGAAGACTTTCAATTAGAGCGTCGTAGGATTCGAGAAAAGAAGGCTGAAGAGGAACGAATTGAAAGAGAAAGAATTGCACGCATTGCCAAAGCAAAAAAAATGTTTTGGGATGATGTTAGGTTTTACGGAATCATTGGTGGGTTTGTTGTGTTTTCAGTCAGCATGCTTACATGGTTCTTTTCCTGGTTAATAGACAACAAGTGAGGTGAGCAATGTTTCCACTAACTGCATTATTTGATGTCGGCATGAAGGTGCTGGATAAATTTATTCCAGACCCTGAAGCCAAAGCAAAAGCACAGCAAGAACTTCTGAAAATGCAACAAGAGGGGCGCCTGGCAGAACTCAATGCTGACAACATTGAGGCACAAGAGTTGACCAAGCGTGCCCAGGCTGACATGGGCAGTGATTCATGGCTGTCAAAAAACATCCGGCCAATGACGCTGATCTTTATCCTGGTGACCTACACAACCTTTGCCATGATGTCTGCATATGGCATTGACACGAATCAAAAATATGTCGAGTTGCTTGGCCAATGGGGCATGCTGATCATGTCGTTTTACTTTGGCGGTCGCACGCTTGAGAAAATCATGGACATGCGTTCCAAGCAACCAGCAAAGGAATAATCATGGCATTCGTACTTTCACAAAAAAGCATCGATCGCTTGGATGGCGTCAAGGATCAACTGGTTGATGTGGTCACTCGAGCAATTGAAATCAGCACGGTTGACTTTGGTGTCACTGAAGGCTTGCGCACTACCGAGACGCAACGCAAATATGTTGAGACTGGCAAGAGCCAGACCATGGAGTCCAAGCATTTGACCGGCGACGCTGTGGACCTGGTGGCCTACATCAATGGCCAGGTTTCTTGGGAACTCAATTTGTACGACAATCTTGCTGACGCAATGAAGCAGGCCGCGATCGAAAAGAATGTGGCCATTCGTTGGGGCGCCGCATGGAATGTCCCGGACATCCGGATGTGGCGTGGCACGATGGAAGAGGCGATGAACCACTACATAGATGAGCGTCGCAAACAAAACAAAAGGCCGTTCATTGACGGCCCGCATTTTGAACTAGTTTAGTTGTCTCCTTCCCGTCAGGCTTTAGCAGTTGCCAAACTCCTTCACGACGGTTAGCCCCAGGGTTTGCGCCCTGGGGTTTTTTTTCATTTGGGTGCGCATGTGACATCAATGACGATGTCTGCTGAGTACCCGTTGACTTTGCGTTTTCCATACATCATGACGGCGCGAAGCCCTGTTGTTTCACATTCACGAACCGCAGTGATGACTTCGTTGCGGCTTAATGAGTGAATCTGTTTATCAAGAATCAACTCCTGCTCGACTGGGGTGGGTGGCATTGGCTTATTGCTTGCGCACCCACTGATCCAGCCAAGGGAGCAGACAATCAGGATC